AGCTTCGCTGCTCGCCCAAGTTACTTGCAATCATAGTAGCAAAGTAACTAGCTCGCAGCTTCGCTGCTCGCCCTGTAGCAAGAGCATGGTTTAGCAGCCAAATGCGCGGAGATCCGTTATAGCTATAAAAAATTATTAATTTTTACACCTAAAATTAATAATTTTTTCAAGTTACCAAAAAACCGTTTATTTTGACAAATTATTTAAAATTGTCGATAGCCAGATATTTAAAATAGCTGAATTTCGTATTTTAAATCAATTTTTTGATTTTAAATCTCGAAAGCGAGTGATTTTTTGATTTTGGATGCAAAATGTTAAAAATATTCGTATAGCTATAATTGTAATGGTTACAATATTTTTTGAAACATATAATAGAAGAAAGTGCTTAAAAAACGCTGTTTATAGCTATAAAAATATTTGCTAATACTCAAAAAATACTACATAGTACCTCCTATATAGTATTTTTTTTTAAAAGTTTATTTTTTAACTCAGAAAACAGAGTATATATAGTAATATACGGGGAATATTTTTTTGGAGTGCTAAAAACGGAAGTCCCGAAAAAAAATACTACATTCACCTTTTGTCTTGTGATATTTTTATAGCTATAAATGCTGTTTTGTTAGCCGTTGCTACTTTTTATCGTTATTTAGCTACAAATTATAGCTATAACAATATTGCGCAATATCCTCTCCATTTTTCACCTATCCAGCCTATGGAAAAGCATATATTCGCCTATACCTTGTCGCATTCTATACTTGGTGTATGATTACCTGTAAATGTGAAACGCCTGAAATGGCGACCTTGACGGAGATGACACCGTTTCAAGATGAACTTAAAAAGCGCAGTGCAAAGGATATAACAGCCCTTGCAGCCACTATTAAAGAAGACGGGCTTCTTACCCCCTTTATGCTCTGGGAGCACGAGGACAAGAAGTTTATTCTCGATGGTCACGGGCGGCGAGAAGCGCTCGTGCAGCTTGCTCTAAACGATCCTTCTATTATAGAGCAAAAATTCCCCGCGGTTATTATAAAAGCTGATACTCGTGAAGACGCTATCAAAGCAGTGCTCCAAATATCGTCGTCTTATGGCAGAATGAATAAAGCAGGCGCGATAAAGTTCACGGCTCCCGTTGTCGGCTACAAAGCTCCCTATATCCAGCGTCTTGAACCTAAGGTACGAAAGCCTAAAGTAAATGATAACGTGGTAATAAAGATAAAGGTACGGAAAGACAAGGCTGAGGCTATCAGAGCTTTATTGGAGCAGACTGAAGGTATCATAGTCTTGTAATCCTTGAGGTGTGAATGAGTGAGTCCCGAAAAACGATAACAGCATCAGTTCGCGATTACCTTGACGATAACGTAGCAGACTTACCTGTTGCAGTGCTTAAAGGTGACGGGGATAAGTCCGTCATTGCCCGTGCCACAGGTGACGGGCTTACCTTACAACAGTACGTGCAAAAGGACGCGGCGAAAGCTATCGCAGAAGCCGAGCAGAATGTTACCTATTGGCTTGGAATTGAAGAAGCTGTTATCCTTTCAGGCGGTATCGAAGTAGACGGTGAGTTTGTTTCTGTAAATAAAAACACAGCAAAATTGTTGCAGCATAGGGTCGAAGTTGCCCGCGAAGTGCTTTCTCGTGTCAATGAGTACGCGCTCACAACATTTAAGGATGGCGAGCAACGTCGTAATCATCTTATCCGTGCTCTCTATAATCGTGCCGTCAATAAAAGCGATACCAAAGCACTTATCTACCTTATAGACCGTGTAGACGGAAAGCCGGGTGAAAGCAAAGAAATTGAGCTTGACTACGATAACGCATACAACGTGTACCAGATTATTCATACACTGTTCAAAGAGCAGCTTGAAGTTCTGAACTCAGGAAACGGAACACGAATGATATGCTGCTCGCGTCGTGCGGGGAAGACGCATTTGTGTGCCGCGGTGCTCCTTATCGAGTGCCTCAGAAAGCCGAATACACGTTCCATATATATAGGCGAAACGATGGAGCTTTCAGAGCAGCTTCTTAATACTGCGTTCAATGAAATCATTGACGCTTGTAACCTGCGCGATAGGAGAGGAAAGCGGCTTGACTGGAAGCATTTGGATAACGGATCATCGATCCTTGTACGCGGGCTTTCAAATACGAAAGACCCGGACCAAATCCGTGGTAACAAAGCGAAAGTTATCGTTATAGACGAATTCTTTCACCTTAAAAGCGAGCTTTTGGAATACATGCACCGTGAAGTCTTGCAGCCTATGCAGCTTGACTACGCGGATGATTATATGTTTTTGTGTGTCGGAACGCCTCCGTCGATTAAAGGCACGTTCGGCGAGTACGCATGGAAAACGTGGGACGTGCCGCATTTTATGTGGACCTATCGCGAGAACCCGCATCCAACGTCGCTTGAAGCACGGGATGCGTATGTAGAAAACATACTAAAGGAAAAAGGTCTTACATGGGATAGTCCGTTCGCGCGGCGTGAGTACCGAGGCGAGTGGGTATACGATGACGATCTCCTCCTCTACCCTGATTACAAGACGTATAATCCGAGAGAAGCTGTCCCGCAGTTCCATGTGGATATGGTGCTTATTGGCATAGACTACGGTGTCGGAGACAATGACTCCATTATCGGCATTGCATGGGACACGGAAGCTCGCCGCGGATATGAGTTCCACAGTGAAAAGTTTAATCGGCTCGATATTACCGATAGAACGATTTCACAGCTCCAGTATTTGAAAGAGCAAGTGAAGTTTGTGTGGCGTGAAGCGCTTGATTTCTTCCCGAACTTAGAGCCGCGTGAAGCGAATAAGCGTATTCTTTGGGACGCTGACGATAATGATCAGCACGTCACGGACGAATTGAACATGAATGTACGTTTGGAAGATTATCCTGATTTACGGCTCAATATACAGAATGCTCATAAGACTGATAAGATCATGATGTTTGATAAAATTAAGGACCTGCTCCGTACTGCGTCTCTCTTGCTTATTGATGGCGGAAAGACTGCAGATGAGTGTGACAAGACGGTATTGAAGCGTGGACCCGGTGGGCAAGTGTACCCTGAGGTGGATAGTAAAGTGTTCCATCCTGACCTACTCCCGGCATTACGCTATGCACTGTATAATGTTATCGGGCTTGAAGCGGCTAAGAAGGTGTGATATGGGATTAATTCGTGACATAATTGCTATAAAAGCAGAGGAAGCACGACAGAAAAAAGCACTTCGCATTTTGGCAAAGCAGAAGTGGTCGGTTGAATTTTTAACAACTTTGCTTCAGAAAGCTGCGAACAAGGAGCATAGGCCGCTTGAGCTTACGATAATAGACCCTGAGGGCAGGACACTGAAGGTAGTTGCTATAAATAAAACTGAAAACAATGACCAAAGCGCGAATATCTTTGATCATTTGGATGATGATTACGCGATAAAACGCTTTATGGAGCAAATTAGATAATGAAGTATGCGTTTAATACTGTTACACAAGAGTATGTCCCTGCATTGTATCCGGGCGAAAAGGCTGATAAATGGTCTATTCCCGACAATATAAAAAGTGACTTTAGCAAATTAAATGCGATAATTGAGACAAAATATACACGCGAATACCTTAAAATATGTGCGTTTTACAATAAACTGTTCCCGTCATTGAAGTACACGACATTTACACGATCATCATATAATGTGCCGCCGTTTACGACACAGGATCAGGAGCGGCAGGATACAGGTACAGGTGTATCCCTCAACTATTTGAAGCAGATCATTGACCAGATTGTAAGCCGCATAGGTACGACAACCTTTGACCCGGCTCTTGTCGCGGATATGCCGACGCTTGAGTACGTGGTGTATAAGGACGAAGTTGAGCGCCTTTTGCGCAGAACGATACGGAACGAAAACCTGCAAGAAATTTCGATGCAATGTTTTCATGATGCAGCTGTGGTTGGCTATTCGCATATTCTTATAGACCCGTGGACAGGGAAACTTGTCAAGATGAACGACTATGAAGTCGGTATGTTTGAGCCTCAGTTCAATAAGGGCGTTGTAAAGCAGCTTTTGTATCGTGATTATGCGTTTCCTGCCGTTGCGCTCACGCCGTATCTTGAAAACGAAGATGATGAAACAAAGCAAAAAGTGATCGACGCTGTAGGGGCAAGAAGTGAAATTGATCTTAAACTGTACATAGATTGCACGAAGCATGAGGCTTACTGCACGGTAGGCGGAACGACACTTACGCCGATAGAGTACCCGTTTGATGATGTGCAGTTTGT